TCAAGGTATTGGCTTCGCTCAATATTAAGCTGATTGCACAGCCTGATGGTGTGGATACGAATCATACGGTGGCGTAAGGAAAGCCATTTTTTGTTGGGATCGAGCGCCCGCGCATTTCGCCGCCAGAGCCGTTTGGGGCGAATGACTTACCAACTCATTACTTCATGAATTATTACAATGATTTAAGAGGTAGAGAGGGTTGGGTGCCAGACCCATCCGCTCCGCCACTCTGCCTCTGGAGCCCTTTCTCCAGACGGTGCTACCCCAAAAATTTTCCTTTGTATTAAAGGGTTATAGCGCTTGAGTGGTGCGGGGCAAAACGCTGAAATCCCCTTGGTGACCCCAGATAAGCGCTCTCTCCCCTGTATTTTCTCCGGACCTGTTAACCACGCATTTCCCGCTACGGTTTCAGTAACTTGCTGAAACTGAATCAATAAAATGTCTCGCTGTTTTTGAGTCCGAGCGGAGTCGCGCGAATGGCACCAGCGACTCGCGTCCAAATCTGCGACGACATGACGTCCATATTACTTTTGCAAAAACAAAAAAAGCCGTTCTAAATCATTAAGTTGGAACAGCTTGGTGTCGGTCTGCATAGAGGAGTTTTAACCGCTGTCGTAGCCAAGCTCTGCTCTCTGCGCGGCCCAAATGGGTGTCATCGGGGCGAGCAGTTCTGTCATGCCCACGGACGGTGGGTTTCCATCGAGTGGTTCGATTCCGACATTTGGCTCCCATTGCTCCATGTCCCCGACCAAATGTCGGAATCTCCAGAACCACGCGCAACGATAAATTTCTCGTGGCGTTTTTGAATTTGACGTTTGTTCGCCGAGATTGCGGCATAGGGGATACAAACGTCAAATTCACGCCACTAGCATCGCTTCGATGATGTCGGGCACCAGCAAGGTAAGCCGCATGACGCGCGTCAGGTATGATGGCGATATCTTTTCGTGCTCTGCCAGCTCTGCGATCGTTCCCATGTCGCCGTCCTCAAGGATTTGGTGCCACCGATAGGCGCGGGCCACCGCCTTGATCAGCGTGTCGTCTGGGCTGCGATTGTTCGTACCGGGCGGAAGCTGCACCGCTTTGCGACCGCCGTGCTTGGCCACGCGGAATGGAATGGTGACGGTCACCGTGTCGGGGATCGTGGGTTTCTTGCTCATGCGGCCGCATCCTTGTTCTCGGAGCTGACCATCCGTTCTTGGGCCAATTCCGCCAGGCCGTCGATGCGCAGCCGAACGTTGATGTCGTTGGTGCCAATGTCGACCCGCTCAACGGCCAGGGCGACGATACGTGCCTGCTCGGCTGGGAAGAGCTCATCCCAAAGCGGATCGAATTGCTGCAATGCCATGCGCACCTCGTCGAGGGAGATGTCGCGACAATGGCCTTGCGCAGCGTCCCACGCGCCGGCGATGATTTCTGGTTGGCGAAACACCGCCCGGACCTGGTCGATCACGGCGGACTCGATTGCTCCGGCCGGAACGCGCGCAATCGGGCAGGAACCAGCCCCGTGCTTCAGGATCGTCTGGCTGACATCGTAGCGGTAGAGCCTGTCGCCTTTGCGGGTGTTCAACGTCAGCCGCCCCATCGAGGTCGTGGTATTGAACTGCTGGGTGACGGACACGAAGGTGACGCCCGTGCGGTCGAAGACCGCGACCAGCTTGGCAAAGTCAGCCAGCGAGCGGCTCAGGCGGTCAATTTTGTAGACCACGACCACGTCGATCAGGCCATCCTCGATGTCTTGCATTAGCGCTTTAATGCCTGGCCTTTCCAGCGTGCCGCCTGAGACGCCACCGTCATCGAATTGGTCACGGAGCACCACCCAGCCTTCTGATCGCTGGCTGGCGATGTAGGCCTCGCAGGCTTCACGCTGGGCGTGCAGGCTGTTGAATTCCTGTTCGAGCCCTTCCTCGCTGGATTTGCGGGTGTAGACGGCGCAGCGCAGTTTGCGCAGGATCGCTTGGGTCATGTCTTCCGGCCCTCCGCTTGCACTCCGTGCGTTCGCGGCTGCGAACGATCCACCGGATCGTCCGCTGGCCTGCGGCCACCGCCGCTCACCCCCCGATAGTTCTTCAGGCCAAAGAACACCCACCCATTCCAGCGCGTGCCGGTGATGGCGCGGGCGATGGCGGACAGCGACTTGTACGGGCACCCCTGCCATTCGAAACCGTCGGCGGTGACGGTGGCAACATGCTCGCCCCCCTGCCATTCGCGGAGGAGCCGTGTGCCCGCGATCGGCTTGATATCGGCGCGGATGCGGCTTTTCAGGCGATCGCCACCATCGAGATCGTTGCCCAGTCGCGCCAGCCGTTTGAGGGTCTCGGGTTTCAGCCCACCATAGGCCAGTTCTTGGATGCGATAAGCCAGCCGGCTTTCCAGGTAACGCCGGTTGAAGGGTGGCGGCTCGCTGTCGAACAATTCGCACCACTGCGCCTTCAGGTCTGGTGTCGATGTTGTCTTGAGCGCGGCGAGGCGCGCGGGGATCGAATCGTGGGTCGTCATGCATTTCTCCGGTATGTTGGAGGTGCATGACGCCATGCGTCGACCGAATAGTGTAGTCCGCTTTTTCCATTTTCGTCAGATACTTCCCCCCGATCACGTATCCGCAACCGAGCCAGTCCCAGCGCCAGCAGACCACATATTTCGGCGCGGCGTTCTGCGGGCGTCATCTGGTCGGGCGGGAACGGATTAGGTCGCTTCACGCGCGAGGACCGGCATCAGAACCTTCGTCGTGATGCTGATCCTGACGAAATCCCGACTGACGGTCAGGCGTCGGCCAACGCTAGCTCTGCACTGCTCCACCGCGATCTCGTCTGCCTCATCGGCAAGGATGCGGATCTGGTGATCCGTGTTGCCGTGGACAGGTTCTCCCAGGCCGAGGTCGCGACCGAACTGGGACTGTCTGAGGCAGCAACCCGCAAACGCTACCAGCGAGCGACCCGGCGTCTGCGTGACGCCCTGCAAGAATTTTGCTGATCCGATGTCCCGATCCCTGCGGCGCGGTGGCTTTTCCCATTCAGACACCACCGCGCGCCCCACTCAAACCGAAAGTCGACCCGCATGATCCGCAAAGCCGACCTCTTGTCCGCAGACCTCACGCGCATCCCCGGCCTCTACCGCCGCTGGGAACTGCCGGAAATCCTGAAGAACCAGCGTGCCTACCGCATCGAAAATGCCGGTGCCCACCAGGATGGGACGCCTCTCGTGGCGGTCTATGCCGACGCCGACGCGGTCCAGCCAGACGACCAGCACAACGCCTCAATCACGGACGCCGAAGCAACCTCACTCCCCGCTGGGACGATGTCGCGGCGGCCTGAGTAGAGGCCAGAGGAGGAGATCATGTTGATGCAAACCACACCCTTCATCACGGTTCGCGCCAGCCAACCGCTGTCCGAGCTGCTGCTCGCCGAACAGGGCGAGCCCTGCGACGCCATCCGGTAAGGTTTCGCGCCCGCGCGCACGGTGCGGCCCGGCACGCTGAAGATTGAGCTTCGGGCGCAGGGAGGGGCACAATGAGCCTCCCGATCATCAGTGCTGACGAACGACTCGCTGAGTCGCGGGGCATCAAGGGCTGCATCTTCGGGGTCAGTGGTATCGGGAAAACCGCGCTGCTTTGGACCCTCAATCCGGATCGAGCGCTGTTCATGGATCTTGAAGCGGGCGATCTCGCCATCGAGGGCTGGACGGGTGACAGCATCCGGCCGCGTACCTGGACCGAATGCCGGAATTTCGCGGTGTTCATCGGCGGGCCCAACCCGGCGCTCCGGGATGATCAGCCTTATAGCCCCGCGCACGATGCTGCTGTCTGCGAGCCGTTTGGCGATCCGGCAGCCCTAGTGGTTCGATTTCGACATTTGGCTCCCATTTTTGCATGCCCCCGACCAAATGTCGAAATCGCGAGAACCACGCGCAACGATAAATTTCGCGTGGCGTTTTTGAATTTGACGTTTGTTCGCCGCGATTGCGGCATAGGGGATACAAACGTCAAATTCACGCCACTAGACCACTACGACACCATCTTCGTGGACTCGATCACCGTGGCCGGGCGGCTGTGTTTTGGCTGGTGCAAGGGCCAGCCCGAGGCGACGTCCGAGAAGACCGGCAAGCCGGATGTACGCGGGGCCTACGGGCTGCACGGTCAGGAGATGATCGGCTGGCGGACCCATCTGCAACACATGCGGGTCAAGAATGTCTGGTTCGTCGGGATCCTTGACGAGAAGCGCGACGACTTCAATCGCAAGCAGTTCCAGCCGCAGATCGATGGCTCCAAGACCGGGCTCGAGCTGCCGGGCATCGTCGATGAAGTCCTGACGATGGCGGAAATCAAGGACGAGTCCGGCACGCCGTATCGGGCCTTCATTTGCCAGACGATCAATCCCTGGGGTTTCCCGGCCAAGGACCGCTCCGGTCGTTTGGCACAAGTCGAAGAACCCCATCTCGGCCGCCTGATGGCCAAGATCCGGACACCGGCAGTCCCTGCACCCGACCGGCTGACCGATGCTCCACCATCCGCCCCGGCACCGAATGAAGTGGCGGCCTTCAGCCTCGGCGCGTTGCTCGACGACACCAGCCCCATGCCCGAGGACATCATCGCGCCGCGACTGCTGACGCCCGGCGGGATGCTGGTGCTGGGCGGCGCACCCAAGGTGGGCAAGAGCGACCTGCTGATCTCCTGGCTCGTCCACATGGCCGCCGGCGTGCCGTTCCTCGGCTTCACCCCACCACGGCCGCTGCGGATCTTCTACCTGCAGGCCGAGATCCAGTATCACTATCTGCGCGAGCGCTTGAAGCAGATCACCCTGCCGCCAGCGGTGCTGGCCGCTGCCCGCGACACCTTTGTCGCCACGCCAAAGCTGAAGATGCTGCTCGACAATGAGGGCAGTGTCCGCGTGGCGCGCGCGGTTCAGACGGCATTCCCCGATGCACCGCTCGACATTCTCTGCGTCGATCCGATCCGCAACCTCTTTGACGGCGGCCCCCCGAATTCAAATGGTGCTGGCGGCGGCGAGAACGACAACACCGCCATGATATTCTTTTTGAAGGAACGCATTGAGGTCCTGCGCGACCACATCGACCCCGATTGCGGGGTCATCCTGGTCCATCACACCAAGAAGCTCAGCAAGCAACAGGTGAAGGACGATCCGTTTCTCGCGCTCTCCGGTGCCAGCGCGCTGCGCGGCTTCTACACCTCCGGCCTGATCCTGCATCACCCGGATGAGGAAGCGCCTGAGCGTAAGCTGGAGATCGAGCTGCGCAACGGGCCCGCTCTCCCGTCCAAGCTTATCGACAAGGTGGATGGCCAGTGGGTTGAGCTGAACCCGATAAACGAACGCTTGGTGCGCAAAGAGGTCGGTGCCAAGCACGATGCCGAGCGGGATCGCAAGGGCGATGTGATCCTCGACCTGCTCTTCGAAGAAGCCGCCAGCGGGCATCTCTACACGACCATGCAATTCGCCGAGGCTTTCGAGAACCAGAGCGGGCTTGGCAGCAAATACACGATCCGCGAACGGCTGAGCGTGCTGGCCACGAAGGGCCATCACGAAGGGTCATGTGAAATTCCTGCGGGACGGCAGCGCCTTTGGCTATCCGAAGGTCCGATCCCGGTTTGGGTATCTCTGTGTCGATGGGATGCGTTTTCGGCCGGGAGAGCATGTCGACCCGGTGACCGGAGAGGTCTTCGAGGATGCCGAACCTGTTCGGCCCAGCCACTACAAATGCCCCAATTCCGGGGTCTGTTTGGACGTCGAAAACCCGGCCGTCTGGGTCTATCCAGAGACGGTCTCAGAGGACGATTTGGGCTCACTAACTCCTAAGAGTGAGGCCTAACTCCTATGTCCTCCCTAACTCCTCCCTCAATAAAATCAACAACTTACTCCACAAGAGGCGTTAGTGTGGAAACCCCCATACGACGTATGGGGGGGCAACCAGCAGGTTTGGCCCCGTCCCATACGTCGCAGGGTATCCGCGCGCGGGCCGATGCGCCACGCACCTTTCACCTTTCGAGTAGCAATGGAGATGACGATGTCGAACAGGCAAATTGAACCCTTGGGTGAACACCAGACGGCAGCTTTATCGGGGACCATTCTCGCCTTGGATCTCGGCACAACCACGGGCTGGGCGCTACAGGCGGCGGACGGGCTGATCACCAGCGGTACGGTCTCGTTCCGCCCCGGTCGCTATGACGGCGGTGGTATGCGCTATCTGCGGTTCACGAACTGGCTCACGGAAATTGACCGGTTGTCCGGGCCAATCGCGGCGATCTGGTTCGAAGAGGTGCGCCGTCACGCCGGAACGGATGCAGCGCACGTCTTTGGCGGCCAGCGCCGTGCACCCGAAGAAGTGAAGCGTGACGGCTGGCGCGAGCAAGGCGTGCTGGCGGTTTCGGTTGATGATCAACGGCTGACCTGGCCGGAACGCGAACTGGTCGAACAGCTGGGCGAAAAGCTCTATGGCAAGCGTCCGGAGGACCATCGCTATGGCTGACTGGACAACTGCCCGCGTGCAGGACCGCCTTGAACTGGCGGCGAATGTTTTCCGCCAGCTGCCCGCCGTCAAGCCAACAGGATATTTCAACGCCTGGCCGGAGTATTTCCACAGCTTCGCCGATCAAGTTGGACAGGAACCGCAGATGCGGTACCCCCGGCCAGGACCGGGCCAGATCACCGAGGTCGAAGAGGCGTTGCTCTGGCTGCGCTGGCTGGAACGGGACGATGCCCAGATCGTCTGGCTGCGCGCCGAACGAACGGCGTGGAAGCCTATCTGCTGGGAGATGGGGCTCAGCCGGACGGCCGCGACCAAACGCTGGCAATTCGGTCTCGCGGTACACATGCGCTCCCAGGGGCTACAAATCTGGCAGACTCGGGCGAGGCACGTGCGGGAGGACCTGCGGTGCTGGTTTCCGGGGTCCACCACAGGCTCCAGCTGGGGTCCAAGTCGCTAACCCACTGAATTCGCGGGTCCTTCCTGGCCCCAAACGCATACGGGGGGGGCGAAGCGCGCAATATCGCTAGCGACAGGGCCGATTTTTTGGGAAGCCACCCCAGCGGGTATCCACCCGCGATCTGACAAAAACCACAATTAAACAAACCCTTGGAACTGGATGCCTTGGCCGCCGCTGGACCCTTCGTGGAGTCCAGGCTGGTTGGTATTGTCCGGAGTCCAGGGGTCCACCCCATTGAGGCGACCTGAACATTATGACCCTAAGCTTTGCCCCGGACGCAATCGAGACTTGGCCGCTTGCCAAGCTCCAGCCTTATGCGAAGAACGCAAAGATGCATGGCGCGGATCAGGTCGCGAAGATTGCGGCCAGCATGGCCGCGTTTGGCTGGACAGTTCCGTGCTTGGTCGCGGACGACGGTGAATTGATCGCAGGCCACGGTCGGGTATTGGCCGCCACGCAACTGGGGCTGCTTGAGGCCCCCGTGATCGTGCTGGGCCATCTGACCGAGGCACAGCGCCGGGCTTACCGGATCGCGGACAATAAACTGACGGAACGAGGGACCTGGGACGAGGCGCTGCTGTCGGCTGAGCTGACTGATCTGCTGGCCGAGGACTACGATCTGTCGCTCATCGGCTTTGATGACGCGGAACTCGAGGCGCTGTTGGCCGGAGAGGCCGATCCCGAGATCGCCTTCCAAGAGGGCGAGGACGCTGTTCCGGATGCCCCCGAGACCCCGATCAGCCGCCCTGGCGATCTCTGGATCCTGGGCAAGCACCGTCTGCTCTGCGGGGATGCGACGGTGGCCACCGATGTTGAGCGGCTTCTGGACGGAACGCAGGCTGATCTGTGTTTTTGCGATCCGCCCTATAACGTCGACTATGCAGGCGGTGCCGGTGCGGAAAAGACCGGCAAGGGGCGGCGGATCAAGAACGACGCGCTCGGTGACGCGTTCGGTCAGTTTCTCCAGGACGCCTGCGTGCTGATCAACCTGAACACGCAGGGGGCGGTCTATATCTGCATGTCCTCGAGCGAGTTGCATACGTTGCAGGCTGCGTTCAAGGCGGCGGGTGGGCACTGGT